CTAAAGAAGTTGAATTACCAGAGAATGAGAAACAGTTACAAAGTTTACACGCTAGGATTAAAGAGGCTTTTTCTACTGGAGTGCCGCCAACAACAAGCAGTCCTGAGATAGCTAGAGAAGCTGGTCAATTAGTACGAAACACACTAGGCACATTTAATCGTGCTGTTAAAACTTTTAGAGATAGCGGTAACAAAGAAACTCGTGCGTTAGAAATAGCATTAGATGAGGTTGTTTTTCTTAGAAGATTAAATAAGAAAGTAATGGACCCTCTAGACACAATGCACGCTAGAGGTACGCAAGCTAAACGCAGGGACTCAGCTAAATACGATTACTCTGATGAACTAAGTAACAGAGCTATCGAGGAAGATGAGGCTTGGTCGAGAGTTGAGGGTTCTTTAAGACACGCTATAGAGAACGCTGAGGATGGTGATTTATCTAAGAACATTAAAGATGCACTAGACATTAGACCAAGGTTTAAAGAACTAGGCGAAAAATTTGATCGCAAAGCTACAGCTGACTACAAACGTAAACTTAGAGAAGCTACCGGAAAAGAGCCTAAAGAAGTCCCGCAAGAAGTTATTGTAGCTAAATTAAGAGATAAATTAAAAGAAGCACAAGAAGAGTTCGCAGGCCTTAAACCCGAAGCTAAAGCTAAAAAAGCTAGGAAGAAATCGGAACAAGAAATAGATATACAGAAGAGGTTAGACTTCTACGCTACAGGTAAAAGAGAAGCTAAACAAATAGCACAGGAAGAGAACCGTTTAGAGACTTACTTGGAGTTACTTGAGGAAGGAGACATAGCTAAGATTAGACAGCAAGTAGGACCAGCACCTGATTGGGCTAACAAGAAAGCCGTTGCTTCGTACTTATCTACTATCCGTAAGGTAAATAACAAAACAAAGAAACTGTTACAGAAGCAAGTAGTTGAGTCTGACATATCTTTACAAGACCCTAACAAGGTAGCCAAAGCTGAAGCTAAAAAGAAAACACAGCTAGAAAAACGCCTTAAAGAATTACAGAAAAGGTTTGGCGATATAAATAAGATTCGCCCTAAAGACAAACCTAAGAAAGCAGAAGCTGACGCTGAAATAGAAGATTTAAAGAATAGAATAAAGTTTCACGAAGCTAACGAACGTGATGCTTTAAATTTAGAGAAAGCTTATAAGGAGCGTGCTAGGTTACTAAAAGTTGAAACAGGACCGTTAGGTACACAACGTGCTGAGATAACTAAACCTAAGGAACCAACTAAAGTTCCCGGAGAATTAGAGAAGGTAAATAAAGATATATCGTTTCTTAAAAGTAATATACGAAGCAGAGTAAAAGAAATAGATAAGGCTGCTTTGGAAATGACTGATGAGTTTCAGGCGGCTAAAGCTGAAAAAGAAATTAATAAACAAATCTCTAAGCTTGATGATGAACTACAAGAATTAAGAGAGAGTTTCGCTAAAGAACCTGTTGAACCCGGCGTTAAGAAACCAGTTGAGAAAGACCCTCGTATTAAAGAGAGGGAGGATAAGATAGCTTACTATAAAGAAGCTAGGCGTCAGATAATAACATTAAAGAAAAAATATGCTGAAAGAGCTAGGCTGCTTGAATTGGAGACTGGACCTCTCGGAGCACAAAGAGCAGAAGTAACACCTAAGCCCACTGGTCCTAAAAAATCAGCAGGTATTATCACTGAGTTAGATGAACAAATAGCTTTTATTCGTCGGAATATGCGACAACGTGTCGATGAGATTGATAGAGCTAGATTGGAAATGGATGAAGCCTATCAGGAAGCTAAGATGTTAGAAGCACTTAGAAAGAAAAGAGCTAAATTAAAAGACAGATTAGAAGCTAGAAGGCAGCGTGCATTTGATGACGAGGATTTAGATAAAAGAGCTTACGAGGCAGCTAATAGGAAATTTGAAGAAGTAGACCCGACAATCTTAGAGTATCAAGAAAAAATAAAATTTTACGACAAGATAGAGGCTGAAGCTTTAAAGAAAAAAGAATTAAGAGAGCAGTTAGCTAGACAAGCTGAGATGGAGGGTCGTGGTGTAGTCTCAGAAATCCGTTCACATATAACACCTAAGCCTACTGGACCTAAACCTATATCAAGTAACGATGAACTTAGAAAGCAGATAAGACAGTCTGATAGTCGTATGCGTGCTTTTATAAAAGATTTAGACGAAGCACAAGATGCTATGCGTGATGAACGTATATATGAAGATGTAAGAAAAGCTATTATAGAATCTGCTAAATATGACGTTAACAGTAGGATAGCTAGTATTTTAAGGGCTTGGGCTAATGCTCGTGTTTACGCTATGATTTGGCAGACTAGTTCTGTATTTGCTTCTTTTCTTGGCGGGGTGACCAGTACATTTAAACAGATTGTTAAACCTTTTACTGAGTTCGCTGCGGATGCGATTGTTACTCGTGGTTATAAAGCTAGTGATATATCAGCACTCCAGACAATGAAGGCAAACTTTTGGGGATTAAAGGAAGGATTTAGTAATTGGAAAGGTACGGGTAGAGCGATGATAAGAACAGCTAGGGATTTGGAAAGTGCTACTGGCGGAGCTGGTCGTAACAAATTTACTAGAGAAAAAGGATTTAATGAAGACCCAGCTAAACTGTATGAACTAGCCGAAAAACAAGCTAGGGATAGAAGACTTAGAGGTGAGGGTGTCAGGAAAGGGGGGGTTGCTTCTATATTAGCCCACCTGCCTGTAGGTAGGATGTTTAATGAAACATATAAATTACCTTTGAGGGGTATTATGCCTTTAGATGAAATGTTTAGAAGGCAGCTTGATAGGGCAGAGATGATGTCTGAACAATGGAAGATAGCATATGACACTTACCCCAATGACTCCACAAAAGCAGCTGAATATGCTGCTCAGTTATACGATTCTAAATGGACTAAAGATAACGGTATAGACGTGCTAAGTGATGAGGGTATTAATGCGACAGCTACAGATACTATTAATAAAGAGTTGTTGTTTGATTCAAATGTAGCTGAGTTAGATCACAGAGAAATAGCTAGACCGTTTGCTGATGTAGTTTTAGATATGGCTAAGAAAATTAGGCAGAACAAAGACAACCCAGCCGCTGGAGCTTTGATGCACTTGCTAATGCCTATTGTTACGGTTGTTGCTAGAGGTGCTGGTAGGACTACTAGAGTGTCGCTACCTTTTATTCCAGCAGGCCAAGCAGCTAGGAATCCATATAACCGTAAGATTAATCACTTTGAAAGGTTAATAGATAAGAATAGAAAGCACATGGAACACCCGGACCAAACTCCGGAACGAAGAGCTAGGTTAGTTAAAGCCAATGAGGAGTACGAACAAAAGATTATAGAGTTAAAAGGTAGGAGGATAGCCTATCACAGAGACGCTATTACTGATACATTGTGGGGATCAGGCATGATGGCTGCTGGATATATAACAGCTCTTATGGGTTTATCTGTAGGTACACTGTCTTGGATGACTAAAGAACAACGGGAAAAGTTTATGCATAAAAACCCAAAAGCTAAACCAAACAGTATATTAGGTTGGCAATATAAAGAGTTTTTACCTATTTCTGGACCGTTCGCTATAGGAGCTGATTTAGCTTTGGTTTCTATATTAAGGGAAGAAGAGGATGATACAGGCAAAGCTTTGTTACAAAAAGACCAAACTGAATTTAATGTAGCCTTGCGATCTTTAATTGAAATGGGTAAAGAGGTTCCAGTTGCTGGAGGTTTAAAATCAGCAGAGCGAGTACTTAGTGGAGACGACGATATGATGAAGGGTGTGTTATCTGACTGGGGAGCGTCGTTTGGTTTAGTGCCTGCTCAAATTAGGAAGTTACTAGCAATTTATTTCGGAGACGGAGATATAGATGAACTTAAAGGAGGTACTATAGAAGACCGTATGTTATACCGAATGATTGGTTATAATAAAACAGGCAATAAAAAGGTAGACCACTTTGGCGAAGACATGCCATCGCAGAAGAATTTATTCCAAGCATTTTTTCGTTTTGCCCCAGATACTGAATTAGAAAGAACGGCATTTGATGACATATATTCGGAGGACATAGAAGGACGGGGGCAGTTAAAAAATAAACCAACTTCGTTCGGTGAGGGTACAGGTATAGATATGTATAAATTTGTAGATAATACGGGGATGTCTTTGCATTACCGTTTTGCTTTGGAACTTAGAAAGACTGGGGTTAAAGATACTATTAATAACTTAATACAACAATCTTGGTGGCGAGAGTTATATGAAAAAGGTTCTAAGCAAAGAGATAGGAGTGCTGACCCTTTATCTGTAAGTAATGAAGCTATAGCTATTCTTAATGAAACATTAGGTGAAGCTTATAATGAAACCGTATACCGAATTATTGATAATAAAGATAATCAAGACGGCACTGTATGGTTAGATGAGTTTTTGCATACTTCTGATAAAAATAAAGAAGGAACTTCAGATTATGAAAAATACGGACCTAGTGTTACATTAAGACAAAAGGTTGAAAGAATTGAGAAGAGAATAGATTTTTCAACAGGAGCACCTAAAGCTTATAAAGATATTTTTCAGGATTATGGATTGGACGAATTACTAGAAAGCAACCCTCAAATGCAAAGAGTTAATGACTAAGGACTTGCTCTTCTCACTCAATAATTAATAATATACACTTAACATCATGGCTAACCCAGTAACTTATAGAGATTACGTAGCAACAGCTAATCAAACAGACTTTGCTTTTAACTTTCCATACCTCGAAGATGAACATGTTACGGTCGAGGTTGATGGTTCTCAGATTCTATTTACTGACTACGCTGTTGTTGTAGAAAGTAATGGAGATACATTGGTGCGTTTAAATGTCGGGGCTACTACTGACCAAATCATTCGAGTACGTAGGAAAAGCCAACCCGACCAAAACCTTGTAGACTTTGTAAATGGTTCTGTATTAACGGAATCGGAGTTAGACAGAGCGTACCTTCACAACCGTTATCTAGCTGAAGAGATCAGTGAGCTAAATGATAGTGCATTACAAGTAAAAATAGATGCGAACGGTAATAAATATTGGGACGCTCAAGGTTTTAAGATTAAGAATGTAGGAGACCCTGAACACTCACAAGATGCTGCTACTAAAGACTATGTAGATGGTACTGTATCGTCTATCGCTTTAGGAGTAGGATTGATTCCTGACTTCAATAAGTTTACAGGCACAGGATCAGAGACCAGCTTTAATCTTTCATTCACTACAAACGGTATATCTTCTTCTGCTATACTTGTAACCATTGATGGTTCCGTACAAGACCCAGATGATTACACGATAGTTGGTGGAGTTTCGGCTGGAGCGGATGAGATACAATTTACTACACCTCCTCCACTAAACTCAGAGATACTTGTTATCGAGCGTGGGTATAAAACTAAAAGAGAGATACCTGATGATTACGATTGGGGAAGTGTAGTAGGAGACGCAGTTACCGCTACTTATACATACGGTAAAATCGTTTAACACTTAAATATATATATATATAAAATAAAATGGCTATAGCAGTACAATTAAGAAGAGGCACATCCACTCAAAACAATTCATTTACCGGGGCGGTCGGTGAGCTGGTTTATACTACAGACACAAAAGACTTGTATGTACACGACGGGTCAAACGCTGGTGGTACAATTGTTGGAGGAGGAGCAGCAAGTATAGCGGACGGTTCAATTACCTACGCAAAGATACAAGATATAGCTGCTAACAATGTATTATTAGGTAACGACAACGGAACAGGTCAAGACGTACAAGAGCTAACAGCTGCTGAAGTAAGAACTATCTTAGGAGTGGCAGACGGTGCTAATAACTACGTACACCCGAACCACACTGGAGATGTAACAAGTACTGGAGACGGAGCAACTGTTATCGCTACTGACGCTGTAACCACAGCCAAGATAGACGACAGTGCTGTAACAACTAATAAAATAAATAACGGAGCTGTTACTGCTGATAAGTTAGCAACGACTTTAGACTTCGGATCAATCGTATAATAAGACCATGGCAAACATACAAGTAAAACTTAGAAGAGGTACTGAAGCTGAACACGACACGACTAACGGTGGGTTCATAGGTGCTGAAGGTGAAGTAACAGTAGATACAACAAACGATACACTTAGAGTACACGACGGCACAACTGCTGGTGGGCATGAGTTACGCAGGAAAGATGATACGATTGCTGGCAGTGAGATAGACGATAACGCTGTTACTTCTGGTAAGATCAGTTCTACTGATGATACTTTTAAAGTTGATACTGAGTCAGTAGTAGTTAATGAAGGCGGAGCTGATGTAGATTTTCGTGTAGAAGGAGATACGGATACTAACCTTTTATTATGTG